TGTTCCCAGGTAGACCACCATAGATGCTGCCAGATAACAAGGCATTGAGAGTATAAGAACCAGTGTCGATAAAACTATTAGTATCACCAACGACACCGTCATCAGCCAATCCCGCATATTCATTATCTAACTCCTTAACAATATCTTTTAGAAAGTTCATTTTGTCTCCTGTTCAAATGTTACTTCGCTGGCTACCATCGACAAATATTCAATAGCGCATACCAAACAATAAGTTTTATTTTCGTACCCAAACTCTGGCATGTTTACACGAAATGCGTAAGCATCGTTCAACTCTCCGTGTTTTTCGCAAAACATTTTTGGGGGTGTTTGTAGTTGTGGGGTTTCTTTAATCACTTCATCAATTGGTGGGAAATCGATGGGATCGTCTGTACCTGTTTCATGTGTCATGTTTTCTCCTAGTGTTTCATATATTATACTATGTATATTGTTTTAAAGCAAAAAATTATGCGAAGAACTCGTCAAGACTATTTTGCTCTTCGATAGTCCAACCAATTGATTGCATAATAGCTGAAAGTGGATCAAGGAACACTTTCTGAAACTGCTTTTCATAGTCTACGTATTTATGTAGCCCAAATTCTTTCGGGAGTGTGTTAGTAAAACTGATAACATCCTCACGAATAATGTTCGGCTCTTTCAAGTAGATAAATTTGATTCGATCACCTTCACGAATCAACTGGTGTTTTTCCAGCAAGCCATGTTCTTTTACAAAGTGATTGAACATTAACGCACCCCTAACATGAATCGGTGTAGATTTACGATAGATATTTGCTGGGTCAGAATACTCTTTCAAATTGTTAACGCTTCTTGGAAAAGCAGCATCTTCAACAGGAAGATTATAAAAATCTTTCTGATAATCAATAATAAATTTACGCAAGGCAAGTTGATCGCCTTTGATGACAATCGTCATCGCTTCCTTCAATTTAGCACGAACGACCAGTGGAGTTGATGACTTGATCATCTCAAGACCCATAATCTTCATCTTTGGTTCTGCGTATTGAACACCTTCAGAATTGTGTACGTTTAAGACGTAACGCTTCTTAGCAGTCCAGATACCTTTATCCGCAATAACCTCACGCTTCATAATCATCTTTTGATCAAATGCGTTTTGACGTTCAGCCAACTCCTCATAACATTTATCGATGAATGGTTGAAGACGATCTTCGCAAATTCTATCAATGTAGCGAACAACTTTATCTTTATCGAGTTGTTCTTCTTTACTGAACATCTTATCAACCAATGGACCAAAACGCAAATAAACTGAGTCGGTATCAACAGCGATAACGTAGTCTGCCTTCTCAGTCTTGAGTAGTTTGTTAAAATACTCATTGAATTTCTTTTCCATCCAACGAATAGACAACTGACCACTCAACGTGATACCTTCAGACATGCGTTGATCATAGTATCGGAAATACTGATTAGCCAACGCACCATAAGCAGAGTTCAGAGCAATCTTCAAAGCCATCTGCAGATTGTTGAGACGAGAGATCTCATTCAATAATGATTCGTCTTTTGTGTTTTCATATTCTTGTTGAATACGTAACATTTGCTTTTTACTTTTACTACGATTTGTGTACATCGTTTCCATCAACTCAGGTAAGAAACCTTTAATGTCTTTGCGATAACACCAACCATTAGCAGTACAAGACAAATTCAAATCATGGTATCCACCAGTCTCCGCATGCTCAAGAAAATAACCAACACCACCAACGTGTTTATATCCAGTATCCATTGTCTCAGGACTAATGTTATACTGCATAATCAAGTGAGGATATAGACTGTTCAAGTCAAATGAAACAACCCAGTCATGCATGCCCACGAGAGGGTCTTTGACATAAGCACCCTCAATCACAGAATCTTTGTCATTGCTAACTTTATTTGGAATGACAACTTTTTTAGCACGCAAATGATTATAGATGATTGTATCCCACATACGAACCTGTGAGAAAACATCCTCATAGTTTACCTTTGCGTTATACGCCATAACCATAGCAAGTTCAACCAACTTCATCTTATCTTCAAGTTTGTCAACAAGAACAGTGTCGTGAATGTTATAATCAACAAACTTCTTCCATCCGTAAGTATAGAAGTCCTTAAAGGTATCGTACTCTGAGTAGTCTAGTTTATTCTCACCAAGTTCAACGAAAGCAATGTGATCAAGTTTATACGACTCTTGCATAGAATACGTAAACTTCTTATAGAGATCGATATAATCTAACGCAGCAATGCCAGCGATGTCGTAGCTGATTTGCTCAGAACCTTTAACGTGAATCCTGCGCTCATTGATAACACCCCATGGTGATAATTGTTTCGCATGTGTCTCACCAAGTTGATTGATGATACGACGAATCAGATATGGTGTATCAAAGAAGTTGATGTTCCAGCCAGTGATAACATCAGGATAATCTTTTTTCCAGAAGTCGATGAAGTTTAGTAGAAGTGCGTTTTCATTTTCGCATTGATGAAAGATCACTTCTTTGTTACCTGTGTATGGACTTTTGCCGAAAGTGTGAATCTCTTTCGTCTTTCCATCCATCAATGTGATTAAGAGCACTTCTTCGTTAGCAGTTTCGATATTAGGAAACCCACTTTCCGTAGAGGTCTCAATGTCAATAGAATATCGTTTGATTAAATCTTTATTGAATGCTATGTCAGCTGGATAATTGTCTGAAAGATATTGATATGCGAAGTTTGTGTTGCCATAAACATCAAACCCATTTATGTTTTTGTATCTTTCAAGAAACTCTTTTGTGTCTTTGATAGATCCAGGTTTGATTGGATACAGGACTTGACCATCAAGTGTGCGAAATATTTCTTCTGAAGAGTTCTTGCTCTTCGATGATGCATAAAGTGTGGGATTAAAATCTAGTTTGTGTTTGTATGGTTGACCATTATCATAACCACGCACACAAAGTTTGTTTCCCATTGGGAATACGTTGGTGTAAAATTCCATGTAACTCCTTCGTCAATCTATTATTATATATGTTCATGGCATTAAAGTAAAGTTTATTTACCATGGATCAACATCATGATGTCATAAGCACAATCATGAACAGGGTGGTGTTTGATTACATGTGAACCACGATCGAAAGGAATCTTGAGGTCGCAATATCCATTCTTACAAGTTTCGGTAAGACAATCCAAAGCAGTACGAATATCACGCCAATTATTATATGGTGCGATCAATTCTTGTCCTGAAACCTTACACAAACTGTCGATTGACATTTGATCAAGCGAACCACGTGACCACATTGTGTTTTCGTTATAAGGTGTGTCGATATAATCGGCAAGTCGTTTAATACCTTCAACGGCAGGCAAATCGTCTTCTTCGCTTGGATGGAAACTTACTTTTCGAACGTAGTCATGTTGTTTTGACCACCACTCAATGGTAGACTTATCAATGCTACGTTTATACTTATTGACCTGTTCCTGCACATCAAACTTCACAAACAATGCTTCGGAAATATAGTCATCGTATGAAAGTGTTGTGTCTGTTGGATCGAATTTAATAATCGCAGCAGATAAAACGACAGTAGTAGACTCAACACCAAGTGTCTCTACATCAAACATATACATCATTCTTCTTCATCCAATTCTATGTCTTCACGATATTCTGAGATAGCAAACATCTCATCGATATCGGTTGGTATTTCTTCACGAATCTCGGCAACAGACATATTACCATATTCATAGTAATTATCGAAACCATCTTCGAATCTACCACAGAATGCCATTCCTGGTTCATCATAATACGCACGAACAGACCAACCCTCATTTTCTAAGTATTCATAAAGAGTAGTTGGTGGTGACCATGCGCTGTCGAAACTAATCAGCACAGTTGTCTCAGATATAATTTCGTAATCGTGAACACTCACTTCCCACTTAGTGCCCCAATTGTTTACGTTCCATCCATACCAATTTTCATCTTCAGAAGATGGTCGAGGACGAAGTGACTGTAGAACCTGTCCTTCGCCATCTGGTTTCTGAAGTTCTACGATCAATGCGTCAATATTTTCTTTTGACGATGTTAGAGTTACATTATTGCTACACCAATTAGGCATTCTCTTCTCCGATTCTGATAATTCTTACTTCGTCATAAAGGTTTGGGTGTGTCATTCTATCTTCAGCAATCGCATCTGCTTCCATCCAATCAACACAATAATCGGTAGACATAATCATACCCTTGCGGTATGTAATTACCTTAAAACGTAAACTGTTAAGTTGAGTCAATTCAGTCTCCCATTTTCTACTTCACTAAACACTATTTTACCCTGATCCATGCATTTTTGTAAAATCTTTTCCTCAACAATATCGTTGACTACTCTCTCTATGTATTCGAGTTCATCCATAGTCAACGAATCTGCTGGGAGAATTCCTTGAAGAACTGCATTAGCAATCTCTTGACGTTCGATGCTGAGTTTTCTAATCATTTGATGTTTTCTTTCACAATAACTTTAGTATGGTCAACAGCTTTGTCTAGATAACTAGCAAGACCACTGACACCAACAGTCGAAATAACAATACCAACAATAACACCAAATAAGAAATTCATATCATCCTCTGCAGTTTTAACTTCGCCTCATATATAGATTTGTGCATCTCACCATTAATTTTGATGTTACGATTATGTCGAATAACAACAGTCACATTAGGCACAGACAAAGTTGTTGTGTCTGGTGTTCTTGTTTTCGTAACAACACTTCCAGTTGAAAAGAACAATGTATCGATCAATTCATCAGAAGCCATTTTGCGAAGGAAATGATTGTTAGCCATTACCAACTCGCCTGATAGTAAAACTGTGACTTCTCAAACGCAGGTTCATCCAGAATTTTTCTAATACGTTCAGCAGTGTGCTGAATATCGCCCATGTACCATTCATCGTACTCAGTTGAGCCAAAGAAGAAACCACTGCGAGTTGGCATCAACTCAATTGCCTGTTTTGGATCGGCGATAATCTTCTCGCACAGTTCCATCAACTCCTGAAGTTTCTCGCGAGGAACATGTGCTTCCTGACATTCATCAACACCATCCTGCACATTATCAACGAACCACTGGTGAATGGCATTGGCTTTACGCCAGTAGGCAACTTTGAAAGTAACTTCCTGTGCGCCATAATCGTTTTCTTCGTCACCATCGATACCAAACAATTCATTAATGCTGGCAATCTTACCAGAATCAGAAGGATCGAAATACTTACTCATGTATTTCTTTGCTGACAGATACATATCTAAACCCATATCAATTCCCCTTAATCAATTTGAACATCAACAACACGACCATCACGAACTATGTAGTAAGCAGCCACTCTACCATAATTAACACCAACGCAATTATTAGCAGGATACGTAGTGTAGAATGACTTTCCTTCTTCAGCCAATTTCGCTTTCACGACCTCAAGGTCAGATTCATAATTTTCATAAATCATTTCAACTCTTTTTCATCAATGTAGTAATTAAACAACTCATACTTTTTTGCTGCTGCTTCTGCTGATTCCCGTGTGCGATAAACACCGATGATATCAACTTCTTCACATAAAACATAAACCTTCATGTTACGCAGCCAACTTGAAATAGCCATAAGGCAAACCAACTAGGAAACAAAGGTACTCATCGTCACCATTGCTACCTTCAGCTTCGTGAATCCAACGCAATGCCATCTCGCGAGTTTTCGCTCCGCTCATCAGCAGATTTTGCATGCGCATTTCAAAATCGTGAGAAGCAGCTGCCTCTTCAATCATGCGTTCTTTTTCGTTACGCATGATAGCATCGCAACAACGCTCGAGTTCTTCCTTGAGTTCATCAAGGGACATGGCTTCCATGTTCATAAAACGAGGACGGACACCATGCGCATCTTTATACGCATCCCACAAAGAACACTCAAGTTGTTCTTTTTCGGTCATCTCGTCCCAGCTTTTTAATTCGCTCATTTCGGTTTCCTTTTCGATCATCATAGAGTAATTATACGTCCAAATTGATTAAATGTCAATGCCTCAAACGAAAAAACCCTACAAAAAATAGGGTTTTTTGGGTCTACAGGGGTCAAAAACGGACTAAAAATGGGTCTACAGGGCGATTTTTGGGGCTTTGCAGGGGTTTTGGGCTTTTGGGTGGGGTAAGGGTCGGTCCAAACAAAAAAAAGACCCCATGGGGTCTAAATTTGGTCTAACAGGGTCTTTTTTGTGGTTTTAGACCCCATGGGGTCGTTTTTACAGGTCTGGAAACCCAGCTTTAGGATTACGAAAGGAAATAAACTCAAGAAAGTCAATAACTTCGTGGTATGATAAGAAAACTTTGGTAAAGAACTCACCAGTCTCTTTGTTGAAGCC